CATCTAATTTTACATTTCACCATGAGGTTCAGCCTGATTATTGGTATGTTGACAATGATGGTTATGTTATGCACAAGCGTACTCTTTATGGGCGTGCTTCAAAAATGAAGATGAAGGAAGCAGAATTTGCTGAGAAATATGGCTATGTTAAGAAATTTGGTGGGCCGAAGAGATGTTTTGTGCTGCGTAAATAACTAGCAAAGTAAATAAGTTTAGTCGCGTTGTTAGCATAGTGGTAGTGCGTGTAGCCTCCGGCTATAAGGCGATGGTTCGATTCCATCACGACGCTTTAAAGAGGCTGCAGAAATGTGGTCTCTTTTTTATATGTCGTCTAGCAAGTCCCATGCTTCATCTAATGCTGCATTGAGTTCTTTGCCTTCTTTAACATCAATTGGTTGGACCAAACCACAGCGAGGATCATTTGCATATGACTGATCGGCTCGATATGCGTCTGCTGCTTCGGAGAGTCGTTGAAGTGTTTTGATCAATTTGCCTTTGTTATTTCTCTTCATTGTAAAGACCTTTAGCTTTGTTGCAATTCGAGCAAAGAAGTTGAATAGAATCAGGGAAGCTATTCTGAATAAGCCAAGAAACTATTGATTTTTTTCCCAAATCTTTTCGGTGTTCTTTTCCATCATTATTGATATGATCGAATTCTAAAAAAGCCCAGTTATCTTCCCCACAGGAAGCACATTTTCCGCCATAGTGATCGATGCAGCGCTGGCGACGTTTTCTTTGGTTAATACCACCTCTTGTTTTTGGTAGTTGTGGTTCTTGCTTGTGTGGGCAAACGCCGAATTTTCCCTTGCCGCGATTGCAATTAGCACATAAAATCTGGAAATCTGAAGGAAAATTTTGCTTGATCACGTCTTCTATGATATGTCTGCCAACAAGATTTCGATGTTGCACACCATCATTATTTATATGATCTATTTCTAAAAACTCGTAGGCGGTTTCGCCGCAGCAAACACATCTGTTGCCATAGTGTTCTAAAACTAACAATCTTTGCTGATACCAACGAGCCCTACCACGTCGTAAATGGTCTTCATGACACGCCTCACAGCGAAATTTGTCGCCAAGTTCTCCACCACAAAATGGGCAAAGACCATTTTGCTTATTTAAACCATAACGACGTAAAGTAACATTTGTTGCTCTTTTAGCACATTCGGCACATGTGGCTAGCCCAGGAATTGGTGGTCTACCGCAAGTAATACAACTACCTTCGGCCTTATGCTTAGTTCGTTGATCGGCTTGAGCAAGGCGATATTTGACGGTGCAGGCTTGGCATCGTTTTTTATTTGGTGATGCGGGCTGACCACAATCACAAAGCCCAACAGAGGCCCGAAATGTTCGTCGTTCTCGGTCTTTTTGCCTATCAATTTCTAAACATTCATCACATTTCCATTTATTATTACCTTTAGGCTTGGAGCATTTGAAGCAAATATTAAATAGAAGGCATTTTTGCTTTCTTCGTTCATACTCTTCGGAACGGTTCCGTTTAGCGGTGGGCATAAAAATTTCCTCAAAACAAATGGCGTAAAACTGTTGCTATCAGTTAAAATACGTTAGATTTGATTGGAGATGAGGCAATTCCTGGATTTAATATCAATCCCTTTGGCGGAGGTTATTCCGCACAAGGTCCGGCGAACACTGTCGAGGTTCGACGTAAGCATCGCTGGGTCTTTGAGACGTTGGGTCGTGGTACGGGCGTTTTCTCGCAATCCGAGTTGCTCGTCCTTCAATCCGCATCCCGGCCTAGCTTCAAGTTTGAAGAGCCGGAAATGCATCACAATCAGGAAATCGCCCGTTTTGCTGGCAAGCAGGACTGGGACCCAGTGACCCTGGTGTGGTATGATGTTGAGCAGGATCCCGACATTTCACGCGGCATCTATCATTGGATTGAGACCGTGGTGGACATGCATTCGATTAAGGTTGCTCATCCTCGGTTCTATAAGAAGACTGCTGCATTGGTGATGTTGGATGGTTCTGGCCAAACAACCGAACAGTGGTCGTTGATGGGAACGTGGCCAGCCGCCTCGAATTTCCAAGAGCTTGACTACACCTCGACTGATCTTATGACAGTTGAAGCGACAATGCGATATGATCGTGCTGTTCGTTCCAAGTCTGATGGTTCTTGCGTCCAGTCGCCGTCTCCGGTACCGATTCAGCCGAATTGCCCGCAGAATGCGTAAGAGTGGGCGTTTTCTATAAAAGCAATAAGGCCCAGCTTTTGCTGGGCCTTTGCTGTAGGTATCTCTAACAAATATACCTTGTTAGTTTACTCAAAACAAATGGCGTAATATTGCGTTAGATTTGATTGGAAGGTGCTGGTGCCTGGTTTCAATATTCCAATTACTAATCGTTGCAATGAAGCTGTTGGGGCTCGTTATGACGAGGCAACTGAAAAGTATTATAAAGCTAATAATCGCTTCCGAGGTGGAGGCCCGATCCCTGGCCCCGCCTATACAGTTGAAACAGCTCGCAAATATCGGTATCGTTTAGAGGTTCTTGAGCCTTTCGGTGCGTACTCTGGTAGTGGTAATGGGATTTTACTATTTCTTGAGAAATGTACTCGCCCGACGCCTGAAATTGATGAAATAACAATTCATAATGGGCAGGATGAGATTTATCGTCCGGGTAAACAACGCTGGGCACCTGTTGAATTTACTTTCTATGAAGTGCTCCGTGGCGGTGATTCACTTGGCATAGGCGAACAAGTGAGTGAAGCCTCAGAACGAATGTATGCTTGGTGGGGGCAGGTGATGATTGCTCTTACTGATTCTAGGCATGGTTCACCAATTGATTATTATAAACGCGCTCAATTGCAAATGCTAGATGGGGTTGGTAGCCCTGTTTGGACATATTATTTGCATGACTGCTGGCCACAGAAAATAACACCAATTGAATTGGCGTACTCGGATACCGAAATTGCCACAACCTCGGTCACTCTGCGTTTTAACAAAGCAGAGGAAAAGAGAATATAATGCCAGGTTTCGTTGTTAGAGGAGTTGATGGCGGCGACTTTGGTGGTCAAGTTGGTAAAAGACAACTTGGGGCAACTGAAGAATATTACTATAGTTATACTTGGGAGATTTTTGATCTTTTCAATCGTAGCTACACCGGACGTAATATCAATCAAGGAACTGCCTGGTTTCATAACATATTTGTCAATGCTAAAAGCATCACGTTGCCAACATTCTCAGTTGGTATAGAGATCCAGCAGGGTGCGAGCCTCGAATACAAATTCGCCAAAAATGTCTCATACGATGACGTAAAAATCACATTTTATGACGCGGTTGGGACGATTGATATACTTAAAGAATGGAGAGAGCGAGTTTGGACCACTGATGAAGGGCTAAAAGTAGCAGAAGATTATAAACGCATTTCTGAACTTGATGTTCATACACCACGTTGGGACGAAGAGAATCGAGTTAAATGGAAGCTTACTGGCTCATGGCCGTCTTCGATAAGGCATGGTGAATTGACTTATACGTCTAGTGACGTGAAAATCGTTGAAGTCACAGTGACGTATGATTTTGCTGAGTCTCAGCGTGGGACTTAGTGTCATCAATACAGTCTGTTTCTTGTTGATCCTGAAGTAGATAGAACTTAGAAGTAGGATATAATTCCCCAAAGTTCTAAAATCTGGATCAAGAATGACAAAAGAAAATCCCCAAGATGGCGTCCCGCCAGAAGAACTAAATGATCCGGGCAAGCCGGGCGATATCGGTTCACAAGGCGAAGAACAACTAAGTATTAGCGGCAACGAGCCTGTTGGTGATATCATCCCTGAAGGTCAGGAAAATGATGTTACTAAAAACAAGATGGAGAAGAACGTTGCCAATCTTGCTGGAATAGGTTCTCCCGGCGATAATGCCGACGAGTTCCTAGACAAGCTCCTCCAAACGCCAAGAGAACAACTCATCCCTTGGGAAGATTGTTATCTTCCTAGCAAAGGCCTCTATTATGATGGTGCCTGGGATAACGGATTTGTAAAAGTCCGTGCGATGGGTCAAACCGCCGAGAAGATCTTAGCTACGCAACGTTTGGCACAATCGGGTCAGTCGATTGATTACCTATTCCGAGAATGTTG